AGGTGAATTTAGTTTTCGTTTTCGTTAATGCTTCTTTCTTAATCCCAGCTCTGGTCATTTGCGGGAGGTTTGAAGCCGTATCGCATTCGTTGGTTGAGTTTTGTCCCTCGACTGTACTCTGCGTTAAGGATGGGTTTTTATTTTCTGGAATTAGGTCTTTATCAATTACAAACTTAATCCCCTTGGCTTTCAGAGTATTATAGAAAGTCGAGCCATTCATATCTGGGTTTTCTACTATTGTTTTTTGAATGATCTTATCAACGTCCTCTGTCGAGGCTACTTCTGGAGAAAGTTTCTTTGGAGCAATCGGTTGCGCTTTACTTGCCATAGTTAATAGATAAGTTGAGGAACTTTTCTTTTTCATGTGAGAATTACCCCCTTGGGTTTATTTATAAATTTCACATGAAATTCGGCCCTACCGCCACCAGCAGGTATAATTTCTGGACAAATATCTAGGTCTTCTCTTCGATATCCTTGATCAACTGCTATTCGTTCCACTTCTTCAATGGACTTACACTCGTAGCCGTCGATAAAGAATCGGTACTTTATATGTTTCTTAAATATTGTAGAGCCAGTCTCAGCATGAAGAAAAGCCTCTTCAGGGTTGACTCTAAAGAAACCAGGGTTCTTAGCGAACTGTTCAAATGTTGGAACACCATATTTATTCGGGTTCTTTTCCAAGTCCTCAAAACTTGTTAGCTCCATTTTTAACCGTCCTTTGCTCATCGGATGTAATCGCCGATGGGCTCTTTGGTTTTATACCTGGCTCTGCCGTGAGCGGGTTTTGTATCGAGGGAATTATTTCGCTCGTCGAGTTTTGAAGAGAAGTCTTTATCTCTGCTTGCTCGTTTTCATAATTGAATTCAGTGATGCCTAATTCTTTTGAGGCAATCTCAGAGGCTCGTTTGTTTGAAATCCACTCCTGCGAAACAGAGAGAGCTAAATCTTTTAGCTTTGCGGTTCTGTCTTGAGTAATGACTTCTGGGAAACTGACCTCAATTTCGGCTTTAATACCGAATTGTTTAAATAATCTTTTTGCCATGTCTTTAAGGATTCTCTCTAGAATCAATTGTCGATCTTCGAATTTTTTCGCAACGGGTTCGGTGGCTACAATCGCACTGGCTCTAGTAGAACCCGCCGTGTGATGGGTCCCGAAATAACTCTGAGGAATCCCTACGCCCGAACAAATCATAGAGAAGATCCAATCGAACGATTGTGATTGCGAGCCTCTCCCGCCTTCGGGCGCCATATACGAGCGCGTGATTTTCTTAGAGTGAACAAACTCAGACCCTGGTGGCGCAAAATCCCCTAAAGCAGAGAGAGAGCTATTGTATGAATCTATGTCGGTTTGATTTCCGTCTATAGTTGTATCAATCGCAAAAGCACTTTGTTTCATTAGAGAAATAATAGAATAATTAACCGCATCTCGAAGTCGTTTTAAATAACCGAAGACCGGGTACAAGTCAGACCGTCCACGCTTTTCGTTTGAAACACAGTTGATTTTATAGTGATCAACTTGCTCCGGAGGTACTTGTTGAAAAATAAACTTCGTCGATGGAACTGGTTTCCCGTTTTCGGTGCCGGTGTACATTTGATATTGGGTTGGATAAACGAGCTGATAAAAAAGTACTCTCGAAATGTCTTCTGGGAACATAGCGATGTCCCAGATCGTGGAGGGATCAATCAGCCTAAATCTTGGAAGTAAACCTTTAGGTATGTCCTGCCCGTCTGATAAATTGTAAGTGAAGAAAACATCATTATTAGGGAGTTGCCAATTAAAGACTTCTCCGTAAATAGAAAGCTCATAACAAATGTACTTCATATGACTTTGTAGGTCGTTTACTTCTGCGAAAGCATCCCAGAGCGCAAGCCCCTTCGGATCTTTACAGTCAACTCGAAAGCCTCTACCTAAAGTAAAGTCTTTTATAATCTCGAAGATTTGTTTTGCTATAGGGTCATGATGGAAAGCGAAAAAAGCCTGTTGATGCCCTTTAAGCATATCTTGTAAATACATCTGTCGGTTAAAGGGTCCTCCTAAGAGAGGGACAAAATCATTCCCGACAGAATTAGAATATGTTGCTGGGCCATCCGTGGCAAAGCAATCATAAGTTTCTCTGAAAAACGAATTAGGTTTTACAGAGTTTTCCTTGAACTTTTTAACGAACTCTTTTTTATCGAGTTCTACTAAATATTTTTCTTTATTTTTCGACGCTAGAACCTTGGCCTCTATTTCTAAAGTAGAGTCAGACTCTAAGAGATAAACTAATTCTGGAAGGGTTCTACAATTAGAGACGCTAAGAGGGCGGTTCGGATCCAAATTCTCTTCGAAATCATAACCTTTATCGAATGTCTTTGCTTTCTTAAGAAATAAAGCCTCTTGAGTTTTGTCTTCAGACTCTTGAATAAACAAATCATTATTATTTGTATTCCCTAGCTGTTTAACCATTCGTCGAAGTCCTTTTCGGTTTGGCTGATATCATAGGCGACAATATCCTTTGTCACCGGAGCAATTACACACCTGCAATTAAAATGAAATGGCGCCACAGAGAACTCACCTTTAGTCATTTCCTCGACTTCAGAAGAGAGTTTTCCATCAAAGTCTACGCATCCAAATTCACCGCAACATGAATCGCACGTCTTGTCATCCAGTATAGCGATGTTAACGAACTCGTCAAAGCCATTTTGATTGGCGGCTTCTTTTTGTCCTTCTCTTACGGATTTAACAAACTCATGATTTACATCTCTCTCGACTTCCCAGCCCCAGAGAGATTCCTTTGTACCTATATATTGTTTGATTGGTTCATCATTATAGGGGTTTGTAATGTCGAAGAGTTCTTCTGGACTTCTATTAATAGGGATATAATCTTTTTTATAATCTGAAACAATCGACTCCCAAGTTTCTTGATCTATGAGAGCTGGATTAAAGTTTAGGTACTGAGATTTAGGTTTATCGGCTTCGAGAGGTTTGACTTTCTTTAAATAATGTCTTGCTGGAATTGGTTTTCGTTTCGGTAATTTTAAGAATATTTTCCCGACAGCTTTATCGACATCTTCTTCCATATAAAGAGAGTATTCGATACAGCTTAAAATCACCCTATTTAGATGTGAAAAATAAAGAATCATTCTTTTATGAAGATCACCGTCGAAAACTGTTAATGCATAATTATGCAAGTTGTGCCTCGTGTTATGTAGCCTCGTCTTAATATTTATAGCTAGAGAGATGGCCTCAGCCTCTCCCGCTTGAGATAATAGATAGGACTTTTTCTTTGACTCAATAACTATGTGCATTATTTCTATAATGGCTCTGTCGAAAATCTTTGTAATATGATCGTCCATGACGAAAAGTTTTTGTTTCATAGGCTGGTAGGTACGTCTTACGCACGGGTACTTGGCCTAAAGGAAAGAAATTAATAATGTGAAAGTTTTGGAAAGTTTATAAGAGATCCTCAACAAACGGTTAGAAAAAATTTTTCTTAAAGCAGGGTCTCTTTGATAAATGAACTTTCTATAGTTATTTGAATCAGAGAGTTGTTTTGTGGTTTTTGTGGTCATGATTTGTAACTCCGTCTAAAAACTTCTTGTATGAACTTTTAATGCTGGCACTGTTTGCTGATAAACTAAAGGTGATAATGCACAGACTAGATATCCCACGCCCGAAGAGGAGTGAGTAAGGTCCGGGTCTTTAGTCTGGTCTTCGAAAAGTCTATCAGTTCCAGTTTTCCAAACAACGCGGTCAAAGTCCTTCTTAAGATGCGGACACTTTACAGGGTTGTAAGTGATAAAGGTCTCTCCGGTGGCCGCTCTGAGTTTTGAATTCATTGTATTAATGCGATCTTTAATTCCAGGATTCGAGTCAGGGGTTTGATTATCCCACTTGATATTGTACCGATCTAAGGTCTGACAAATAATATCATAGTCCGATTGCCCTGCTGCAGCCCTTTGTCCCGACTTAGAAGAAGCATCTCCGGCTAGAATAATGCCGTACTTAGGATTTAGCTCTAAGATTTTTTGAGCTAAGACTTCAGCAGCCTCTGGAGTATGAGATTTTTTAAGCCATATTTCGTCGAAAAAATGAAAGTGCTCAGATCTTTTCTGCCCGAGAGTCCAAGCCATAGGCGAAAGGTTAAAATCCATTGCGACAAGTACAGGTAGAGAGGGATGAATTGGCCCCTCTTTATAGAAAGGGTTGTCTTCTCTCATGTTCCACGAGCCATGAGAGACGTAGACCTTACCCGAAGACATATCCCTAAACTCTGCCATAATTTCTTGGGCAAACATCTCTGGCGACATCGTTCTTTTTGCAGAAAGTATTTCTTCTCTAGTCCACCACCAAGCCTCTGTCGAAGGTGCATGGAAAACACCGAAGTCTGGATCTATAAGAGCATCGTTGTAGAGGTCGTAAGTATGATCGAACCCGTTTGGTGTTGAATAAATATCAGCCCACGCATTAAAGCGAGCTAGCATCGGTCTAATGATAGAGGTCCACAAAAGAGGGTTCTGTTGTCTAAACTCGTCTATAATAACACCGTTAAGAGTTTCTGCTCTTAGATCCTCGAAGTTCTGTCCAGACTTAAAAACAACCTCTCGACCGCCTCTTAAGAAAACAGTTTTAGAAGACTCGTTCGGTTTTTTAGTAAATAAAAAAATTTGAGCCTCTCGAGGGAAAAGTTTCACATAGCGCTTAAACGCGATCTCCGCTGCGTCATGCGTTTGAAGTATGTACCAATAGATGGCGTTTTCTTTCTCTTGTAGAGGGCGATAGAAGAGTTTATGAATCCCACTCGTAGTCTTCCCTGATTGTCTTCCGAAAATAGCAAGATTAAACCTTTTTTTCGATTCGTGAATCAATCTCTGGGGTGACGTCCTTCTCGGTAGCTTTAGGTTGATAATCATCTGCCCATCCTATTTTGAATTCAATTTCTTGCATAACGGTTTGTTCAATCTTAGATCTTGAGACTTGGTCACAGTACTGCTCACCGAGATGGATAAGCATCTTCTCAGAGCCAGCGCCTTTAAATGCTACTTCGAATTGCTTGGCTAGAATACGAGTTTTCATAAATTCTAAATTATCTCTTCTAACCTTCTCGTAGGATTGCCCGAAACGCTGATCGCAATAAGTCTCTAGTTTTGAGGCCGAGACGCCTAAACACCAAGAGAGGTCAAGTTTAGTAAGAGGGAGCTGTATAAGCCTATCAAAAACAGCATCTTCGATATCGACCCTTGGACGTCCGACTTTCTTAGCAAATTGAGTAAAGGTTAACCGATCTTTTTCTCTCTGCTTCTCTTCGCTTTCGTCGTCTATCATTCAGTCTTTCTTCCGATTG